ACAAAATATATGAGCGAGGGTTTTGTGAGAAATTATATTTTCCCTTCTGCTAAGTTTACTTCTAACAGAAGCAAGCGCCCGATCATTGTGTATGACTATTGACATTATTGTCAAGAACAACACAACTCCGATAGGATCTAAGAAGATTGCCGTTGACGAAATCTTCTCTCTTGAAGTTTTCCTTCAGGGTAAATTTTCTTGGGGCTCTGTTGCCACCGTTGAGTTGACCTTCGAGTGTCGTGCTTGTGGTTACGCCACCGTGCGAGACGTTGAGTTCTCCGGGTTCCTGTTGCGAGATCGTTCGGGTGAGTATCAGGAATACATCGAGCGTCTTGTGCGCTTTGATTCATCTGAGTGTCAGGAGTGTGCGTGTCGCCACAAGTTGTGTGATTACAGGACTTGTGAAGACCCCGAGTGTCCCGACCATAGCGATAAGTTCTTCTGCGAGGTCGGCTGGTGTTGGTGCACCAATCCGCCACAGACGTAAGTTTTCGCTTATTGAATTCAGATCTTTCTTCCTGTGCTCTTTTGGGCTAGATGAGGACTACGATCATGCTGATGCTCCTCAGTATTTCCGGAATTGGTCTCCTGGAAGTGTTGAGTCGCGGAGCGTATCTGGGACCACTAGTGACACTGGCTTGCCAGGCGGCACTGGTGGGACTGATATTGCTCGAGCTGCTCGTGTTGATCGCGCTCTTCATTTGGCGCGTTTGGCTGCGCTGGAACGTTAAACTGTCCCCCGTTCCAGTTAAACCGGAAAACTTCGCATCTGTCCTTAACGTCCGATTGGACCCCACGAGAGGAATAATCATGGACGTCTTGAGAGATGATGTAGTGATACCTGTCATCGTGAATCCTAATTATTGGCAATTCCTTCCTTCTCCCGCGATATCTAGGGTTGATGGAAATGAAGCGTCTATTTTGGGGAACATGATGAATAAAGTGAACCCGGGGTCCGAGCCCGCAAGTCTGGTCTCTATTTCTAATGGAACAGATGTAGTGGGCATGGGCGCGAGGGTTAATTACAATGGTACCACTTGGTTGTTAACCGCTAGTCATGTTTGGAATGGAACCTCTCCGGTTCTGTACCTTGCTAAGGGTGGTTTGCAAACTGAAGTTTCTACGGAGTGGCCGATTGGTTTATCATGCACACATCGCACGGCTGATTTCGTGATGGTGAAGGTACCCGACAGGGTTTGGTCACGATTAGGAGTGAAATCTGCTCCCTTATCTGCTATGGCTAAGACCTCTATTGTTACTATCTTTTCTGATAGTAATGGTACGATGTTGTCGTCTTCTGGCCGTGCAGTGAAAGGTGAGTACTCGCATGATATTCAACACACGTGCTCCACAACTAATGGTTGGAGTGGTTCACCCCTATATTATAAGGGAGCAGTGGTTGGTATTCACTGTGGTTTGAAGGATTTTGGAGTGTCCAACCGAGGCGTTAACGTGGGTGTTCTCCTCACGGCTTCGGCTGGATTGGAGACTGTCTATTCTGAGATCTCTAATACTCTCATTTCGCCAGAAGAGGCTGATGAGCGCGACTATGAATTCATTGACTTGGATATAGTCGGCGGCACTCGCCTTGGCATGGGGAAAGGTGAGTATTTTAGACAGTCCCTAGCTTCTTGGGAGAGTAATAAGAAGTTCATCGCGGAAGTGAAAGCCTCTGGTCGTAAGACCTGGGCTGAGCTTACTGAGGACGAGCATGCTGGCTCCCTTGAAACTACGGCAAGCCATTTAAACTTCAAGCGGGCGGAGACCGTAAAACCCTCTCCGCCCTCATTTCTTTTGCAGACTACCAGTGGTACGGAGGTGATCAACTCTGCGGAGGAATGCCCCTCTATCACGTTGGAAAATCGAGTGTGCAATTTAGAGAAACTAGTCGAAAAGCTCTTTCAGCAAGAATCATCGAAGCTGTTAAAGAGTTCCCCGAGCTCTCAGATCTCAGTTGGCCAGAACGTGGGTCGAAAGCTGAGCGAGGATCACTCCTCCTCCAAGCCGGAAAATTCAAAGCCACGAAAGAACCGCCAGGCGTCGCTGAAGCCTGCCGGCGCTTGTGGAGTAAATACCCGCGTTCAAAACCAACTGCCTGTTTGCGAGGGGAGCAATGGGACTACCAAAGCCTCGCGAAGACGATTGCGGAGACGTGCGAAAGCAACGTCAACCTAAAGGCTTCGCCTGGAGTACCTCTATCCATTTTCTCATCGACTAATGGGGGTGTGTTGGCGACACACCGTGAGTTAGTCATCAACTCTGTCATTGAACGAATTGAGTTATTATCTGAGCAGTCGCTAATTAATTGCGGACTGACTCCTCGTGAGTTGGTAGCAAAAGGGTTTTGCGACCCGGTAAGAGTCTTCGTCAAACAAGAGCCACATGCTATGCGGAAGATTAGAGAAGGTCGTTATCGGCTGATTTCGTCTGTGTCCCTGATTGATCAGCTCGTTGAGCGATTGATTTTCGGACCTCAAAATCAACTCGAAATTCAACGTTGGAGAAATATACCCTCCAAACCTGGCATGGGTTTGAGCCTGTATGAACAGGCACAATCCATCTGGTCTGAACTGTCAACTTACCATGATCGATTTCCTGCTGCTGAAGCTGATATCTCTGGTTTTGACTGGTCAGTACAAGATTGGGAGCTCTGGGCAGATTTGTACATGAGAATTGAATTGGGGTCCTTTGGACCTCGTTTGCGCCGTGCTGCCGAATCTAGATTCTACTGCTTTATGAATTCGGTGTTTCAGCTGTCTGATGGAACTTTGATTGAGCAAGGACTGCCTGGGCTGATGAAGTCTGGTAGTTATTGCACTTCAAGTACTAATTCTCGGATTAGATGTCTGATGGCTGAGCTTATTGGAGCTGAATGGTGTATTGCTATGGGTGACGATTCAGTCGAAGCGTATGTGCCTCGTGCTGCGGAATTGTATTCTGCCCTTGGACATATTTGCAAAGACTATGTCCCATGCGACACCGATTCAGACGGCAAACTTCGAAGCGTGAACTTCTGTAGCCATGTGCTAAAGGAAGGAGAATTTTGGTTGACCTCATGGCCCAAAACTCTATTCCGCTTTCTTTCAGCTGAAGGAGACCTTGATGATTTGCAAGCTGAATTGTGGAGTTGCCCGCAGTGGAAAAGGATTATGGCTTATGTTGGTGTAGAAACACCCGCCAACAAAGTTAATGGCGAAGCGCAAATCGAGGCGACGGCCGGCGAAGGTGACGGAAATTTTGGTCGAGGCTCCGACCAACCAATCACGTGCCAGGCGCCGGTCGTCGATGAATCCCTCAACCGGGTTGAGGCTGAGCCGACCTGTGACTATGCCAGCGGCGGCTGGTATAGTCTTTGGTAAGAGCGTGCCCCGTTTGAGGTCCGAAGGCGTGAGCACTATCCTGACCAATTGTGAGGTTAATCTGGGAGTTGTTGTAACGACCGGTGCAACTCAAGTTGTTAGGGAGTGTGCCCCCTTCGAAGTCGGTCAGTGGTTAGCAGGCATAGCGGCAAATTTTAGTAAGTGGCGATGGTTGCGTTTAAGGTTTCTTTACGTTCCTTATTGTCCTACTACCCTGCAAGGTTCTCTTCATATGGGTTTCGTGTATGATGACCTTGACTCTAATCCCACTACTGTAGAGGCTATGAGTACCCTTTCTGGGTATACCACTAGCCCCTTATGGAACGGAGCTCAATGCGCGCCGGCATTGAGCTCTGTGAAATCTGTGGTCCCTACCGGGTCCGTGTGCGCTGTGTTGGACGTGACCAGGCTGAGTAAGCCGTGGTATCCGTTTCTGACCGCCGCAGGATACACCGATGTTACAGAGACTACAACAGCCCTTGGTAATATGTATAGCCCAGGTAAGCTGGTGATACTTACCATTGATGGCTCGAGTAGCACTGCCGTCGGTTGTGGTAGGTTGTACGCTCAGTATGAGATTGAGTTGATTGAGCCTATTGCTAGCTCGTTGAACCGATGACCAGTTCAGTCAATAAATGAACTCCGAATCACTTGGAAACTGATTTGTGATTTTCACCCTTCCACCCTCTGTCGTTGTAGGCATGCGTGCCTAGGCGTCATGGTT